ATGCCGTACATCACCGACCTCCACCTCAAGGCTTCCGAGACCCGCCAGAACATCAGCGACTGCGCCACCAGGGGTCAGAAGGGCTTCGTGCTCCGCACCACCCCTAATGGCGTTTTCAGCTTCTACTACCAGTACCTGAACAAGAAGCGCCTGCATCCAGAGACCGGCAAGCCGGTTCGCGAGTGGCACCTGATCGGTGAATATCCGGCGTGGACGATCCCGCGCGCCCGCGCCGAAGCCACTACCCTCGCCGGGCTGGTCGCCAGCGGCAAAAGCATCACCGCTGAGCGCAGGCAGGCCTCGGTGCTGGCCCGCGCCACCGGCCGCACCTTCCAGCAGATGCATGACGCCTATCTGGCCTATTGCGAGGAGCCGGTGCTGCGGCGCTGGGGGACGGTGCCGCGCAAGGAGAGCCACGACAACATCCGCTCGATGCTGAGCCGCCCGCTGGCATGGTGGGGTAACCGCGTCGCCAGCGAGATTACTGGTCAGGAGATCATGGAGCTGTACCGCAGCTACCTCAAGGAGCGGCACCCGGCCCAAGCCAATGGCGTCCTGCAAACCCTGCGCACCATGTTCATCTGGGCCATGCATCCCGACCGCGCCTATGTGACGGTCAGCCCGGTCCCGACCCTGAAGGGCGACGACCGGGCGACGGAGGTTGCTGAGATCGAGGACGGCCTCGTCCTCACCGCCGACCAATTGCGCCGGTTCTGGTTCGGTCTCGATGACCCCAAGTGCCCCGGCCAGCCGCTCACCAAGCTGGTGCTGAAGTTGTCGCTGGTGACCCTGCTGCGCACTGGCGAATGCTGTGCGATCCCGCGCACCGGGATCGGACCCGACACCGTGACGATCCCGCTGGCTGTCACCAAGGGGCGCCGCTCGCCCAAGGCGCGTGACCTCGTGCAGCCGCTGAACAGTCTGGCGCGCGAAATCCTCGGTCAGGCATTTTCGATTGGCGACCCGATGCGGGACTATGCGTTTCCGAAGGCGCTCGGCGGCCGGAAGTCGAAGAAGCCTGCCGTGGCCAGCAAGCGCTACATGCCGCAAAGATCGCTCAACATCATGACGCGCCGCGCAGACGACACGCGCACCCAGATGGGGATCAATCAGTATCTCGGCCTGCCCGCAGAATTGACACCGCACGATCTGCGCCGCACCGGGGCCTGCATCCTTGAGCAGTTGGGTTACACAGACGCCGAGATCGGCAGGGTGATGACGCACAAGACGAAGGACAAGGACGCCGCCCCCGTCACGCGCAAGCACTATCTCGTCCCGGTCAAGATCATTGAGCGCGAGATTGTCGATCCACGCGTCAAGGCGCTCGATGACCTCGACGACGCGCTGCGCGAAATCCTCGGTCTGCCGCGCGAGAAAATGCTGCCAGCGCCACTCAAGCAAGTTGCCGCCTGAAACGAAAGCGGCCCGACACCGAGCTGGACCTCAGCGCCGGTGACAACGCGATCCGCTACATGCAGGAGATCGAAGCGCAGAACTGACAAAGGGCCCGCTCACAAAGGCGGGCCCTGTTTTCATCTCGACGACGGCCCCGGCCAACGCAGGGACAATGCTGCTGAAGGAGGGTGCCGGGGCCGCGACGCGAGGTGCTTGGGTTGCAGCCAAGCAAGATCACGCTACTCCCAGATCGAAGAGCCGCTCTGTTCACTTGTGCACTGTCCCCCGAAGGAACGCGCGACGCGATTCACCTAGGTTAGAACCGGGACAGCAAAGCGTCGGGAGTTCGGTGCGGCCTTCGACATTGAAGTGCGCTCGCGTTCTCCCGCATCAGGCTTCATGCTGGACATCGCAAGGCACTGGAACGGCCCCGGCCGTGCTCGCGGTTGAGGGTTTGAGGCCAGGGCCGCCAACTTGGCCGCAATGCCGATGAGCCAAGTAGCTCGAAGCCTACTGGACCTGCGCGCCGTTCCTCTGTTCGGTTGAGCACCTTGTCGAAGGAAAATCACCAACCGAACCGCGACCACAAGCTCACGAACAGCACGAACAAGGCGAGCCAGAACAGGATGCCGACCGTGCGGCGGGCTCGGTAGGCGGCCCCGGCGGTTGGTGCACATGTTGCATGGCTGTCATGCGGCGTGCTGCATCCGAGCGGCGACGACTTCGCGGTGCTGCGTCTCGTCCTGCTGTCGCTGCTGCCGCAGCTCGGCGGCATCCTGCTGATGGTGAGCCGACGCTGATTGCATGGATGCGATCCATACAATCCCGAAACAGAAAGCCCGCCGGTTCGGCGGGCTTTTCATTTCGTCTTCGGCCTCCACTTCTTTAGTAGCTGCTGCCGCAACTCCTCGGGCAGCACCAGCTGCAGCGCTTCCGCCGCCACGAGGATCGCGCCCGGCACCTTGTCTGCGCTGTTGGGCGCAAGCTCGCGCAGCCAGTCCATATTCGCGGTGAAGCCGCCATCCTCGCTCTCCTTGATGGAGCCGAAGCTGACCAACTCTTGAACTGCGCGCCGCACGCTGGAGCGCGGCATATTGAGACGGCGCGAGAGGCCGATAAGCGTGGAGCGCTCGCCGTCCGCATCGTTGGTGCGGATCGCGGCTCCCACCAGAAACATGTTGGCAGATGCACCGAGATGCTTGCGGCCATAGACCTCTTGCATCGTGCAGAAGCAGTCCAGCAGCATGCGCGCGGCAATTTCGGAAACCTCGCGTCGCTGCTGCAGCGGCAGTGGCTGGATCATTTTCAACCAATCCTTTCAGTGTCTTTTCAGGCGCATTTATTTCTCCCTCCCCTGGCCGTTTTGGCCATGTCCGTTTTGGACATGGTCTTTGGTGCAACCTTCGGGTCATGCAGCGATTTTGTGCGCTTGCCTGTGCAACAGCAGCACACGTTCCACAATTCGGGCGTAATTTGTTCGCCTTCTTGCATCCGTAAAAACTACTCGCCGGACTAACGTAAGTTAAGAACGGCGAGCAATTTAAAAAACGGCAATCAACGAAACGTCAGCGCCCCGCGCTGCGCTCCGCGAGGGCCGGAAAGACTGCGCCTACAAGAAGAAAATGAAATTTGGAGTGATTGACGTGGCGAAGAAGACAATGAAGCGGCAAGCACGCGCCGCCAATGACATGGACGGCGAGATCGGTCGGCGCATTCGATTGATTCGGGTCCAGCGCAGCCTCTCCCAGGAAGCGCTCGGCGAGGTTCTCGGCGTCAGCTTCCAGCAGGTGCAGAAATACGAGAAGGGCGTGAACCGCGTCTCCGCGAGCCGCCTCGCCGACATCGCAGGCCGCCTCTCCACGTCGCCGCATCATTTGATGGGCTGGCAGGACAAGCAGAGCTTCGATGGGATCGACATCGACACCTACAAGCTCGCCAAAGAATTCCAGCAGCTGAGCTTTGCTCATGTCCGTGTGGTTCGCCACCTGATTGCCGGGCTGATTGCTGCCGGAAACTAGAGCAACCAGCTCCATCGTGAACAGCGTGCATAAGCCGAAACACCGCGCGACCTGCCGCTGTCGGTGCGCCACCCTCGTGCATCGTTACACTGGAGTGCCATCGTGCCTGACATCGATATCAAAGCGCTCGACAAGGCGATCATCGAGAGCCTGCTGCGCATGGGTATGAAACATTGCCATTTCACCGTCGTGATCGAGGATCACGACGGCCGCACCACCGCCATCGGCACCAACAACACGCAGCCGGGCGGCCCGGAAAACATGCTCGTGCATGCCCTGATCGTGATGGCGACGCACGACAGCATGCGCCCCGACATCGACGAGATCGGACCCGTCAAAGGATCAGCCTGAAGGAAAATCAATGAGCGATCACACCCTGGGCGATGCGCCCATCCAGCCCAAATATCGCGAGCAGATGAACCACCTCGCACGTCTGCTCGATGGTTACTTCAATGGCGACGCGAAGGGCCACGCCCGCGAGGTCGGGTTCGTCATGATGATTTTCGATTTCAATGAACAGGGGCGCTGCAACTACATCTCCAACGCCAACCGCGGCGACGTCGTCACGCTGCTGAAGGAGCAGCTCAAGCGGTTCGAAGGTCAGCCCGAGCAGCAGGGCAACTCATAAAAACAATCGACGGGACCGAGGAAACAACATGGCCTACCACAACGAGTTGACCGAGATCGCGCTGAACGAGCTGAAAGCGCACGGCATCAAGGGGCACTTACGCGATACCAACGGCGGCCACATCGAGATCACATGGCAGGTGGTGCCGGAAAAGCAGGTCCGAACCATCATCGTCGCCAAGACGACGAGCGACTGGCGCTCACGCATGAACACGCGCGCCGATGTGCGCAGGCTGCTCCGCGCCGACAACGTCACGCTGAAGATGCAGCATGAGAAGAAGCCGCAGAAAGTCCAGCAGTTCGACAAGGCGCTGGCGCTGCCGCAGCCGGAGACCCTGTCGGTCCCAGACCAACTCAAGGCTCTGCGCGCCGAGGTCGGCGACCTCACCGCGCTTGTGCTGCGGCTCACCAAGATTTCCGCCACCGTACGCGACACCGTCGCGGTTCACGTCCCCAGGCCGGAGGCGATAGTGCCGCCGCCGCCATCGTCGCGCAGCGTCAAGCTGGTGGAGTACCTGTCGGAGGATCGATGGGTGACGATAGACACACTGCCGCGCGACACCGGGCTGAAGCCGGAGCAGATCAAGCTCAAGCTGCAGTATCTAAAGCAACATGATCTGGTCGAGGTCTACCGTGGACAGGTGCGGTTGAAGCCGCCGAAGCCAAAGCCCGAGAAGAAGATCCATTGGAAGACCGCGCAAAAGGCCGCCAGGGTGGCTGCAGAGGAGGCCGCGGCCAAGAAGGACGCAGCACCACGCCGCCGCGGGCGGCCGCCCCTCGTGCGAAGCGCGAGCCAAGCGGCGTAGAGATTGCTCCGCGTCGTAATCGATGCGGAGTGATCGGCCGGGACCACGCCCCCCCAAGCCTCCCGTGGTCCCGGTTAGTCTACTAGCTTGAGAAACAATCAGCAGAGCGCAGTTGGCAGCAATCACGACCACCTTGGTGGCGCCGAGACAGGGCAGCGCCTGACACACCCAGAGCGAGCCGCGGTCTTAGCGGCAGCAACACGCAAACCGGGAAGCGAACATGCACACGAAGGATAAGCTGGCCAGCGCACTGCGCGAGCGACACAAGGCGGCGATTCGCAGTAGCTTGCCGCGTTCCGGCCTCTTCACTCTTGTTGTTCCACTCCGCTCTCTCGGACCAGACGAGCAACTCGGCGCGGGCCGTCCCACACCTCAACGGTAGGGTGGGCTTCTAAGAATTTCTCGCATCGAGCTTGGGCGTCTTTGTCCGTTGGGCAATCGATTTCATAGACTGCACGGACAACGTCTCCTGCATCGACCGCGTACGCAACATATCGCATCGCAGTTCTCAGATTAACGAGAACTGCTATACGATTCATTCGCCGCTTGATCGTTCCTGCGGCTGCGTCTGAGTGTGCTCGTCCTCGACGGCGCGAAGCAGAGCGGCAAGGCTGGAATATTCCACGCCATCGCGGGTGTAGCGGTTGACGCGCTCGACATAGCGGGCCGTTCCGGCCGGCCTGCCGCGCCAGCTGAACAGCAACACGGCGCTATTATGTTGGCGCAGAACGTGGCCGGCGCCATTACCGAAATACTTGCTCATGGCATGGCGCTTCATGGCCGCGCCTCCAGCTTCGCCTAACTCGTCCATTCCCGGATGAGCGTTCCAGAGGGGAACGTTGCTATTGTAGGCGAGGAGAAATCCGGCGAGGGTGAACAGCTTCACACTTCTCGGTTTTCAGGCAATCGGCTACTACCACGACTTCCTGTCGCCGCTCGATCCAAATATTTCGTTTGCCATTTGCCATATCGCCAGCGACCCGGCGCCGGATGCATGGTGAGCTTGGGCTGGTGGACGACGGCCTCAACTTAGCCTGCCAGCGAGTTGGGGCCGCCCTTTTGCCGGGCGCCGTGTCCATCATTCCTCGATCAAGAATTTCGACTTTGATGCGCTTCTTGGGCTCGCCAGGGGTCTCAAACCCAATAGCTAGTGGCTTGCCTCCGCGTCGTTCCGGCGGAATCAATCCGCCATGAGCACCAAGTCGCGCGAATACCTGTTCGGGACCACGATCCGCGTTCTGGCCGAACGCGCGCGCGACGCCCGCAAGGACGCCGACATCCTCGCCTGCCAGGCCTGGAATGCCCGCATGCTCGGTTTTCGCGGCCCTGCTCAGCCATCCCCGACGCTCGGTGATGCCCTCAACGCCGGCTATCGCTATCTTGAGGTGAAGTGCCTCGGCTGCGACACCCACCAAACGGTCGCGCTGGACATTGTCAGGCGCGCCAAGACCACCCCCATCCACGAGCTGGAGCGTTACATGCGTTGCCGGCAGTGCTCCGAGCGCCAAGGACGGCCGTTCAAGCGCAGCCATTTGGTGGCCTTGCGGACCACCAAAATCTCAGCCACTAACCCGCCATCTATCTGGTGGCCGGGGGAGCGCTGACGCTGAAACTGACCGATGAGCGTGCCTTCACCGACCCGGAAAGCGCGGCGCGCAAGCTGATCGAGATCGCTAGGGGTATCGAGGCCGTCCAGGACGGCCGCATCCACATTGAAAAGATCAATGCGCCGTTTCTCTACACACTAAAGGCTAGCGGGCCCGAGTTCGGCGCCGCCATCGAGTTCGCCATCGAAAAGGGCTGGCTCGAATTGCACGAGAGCGGAACCTATGTGCGCCTGAGGGTGGAGAGCCAAGATGATCTGCGCCTGCAAAGCAGCGACTGACCGATTAAGCTGCGAAACGGGTCGCCTACATGCTCATCGAAATAATGGCTATGAGGCCGGCGGCAGCCGAGCCCCACACAAGGGCATGCAACATCCATGGTCGCATTTCCGCCTCCCATCGGTACGGGAGAATGCGGACTGATGGCGTGCGCTGCTTGAGATAGATCAAAGGCTGAAGAGTAGCGCCGTTGAGACGACAACGGTGAATACCCCCGCGCCAATAGCAAGCACACGTATAAGTAGCTCATTGGTCATTCCTCAGATTACCACGACCGAATTAAACCGCATGTGCAGTCTGTGCCTGCGGCGCAAGTTCGACGCATGGAACCTATCCTAACCTATGTTAGTTATTGGGCATGGCCGATGCTCTCGATGCCGATGAAAAGCTGTTCGCCCGAGCTGCCGCAGCCATCGCCGCAGCTGAGCGGCTCTGCGCGCAAAATCTAGTGTGGCGAACCGAAATCAGCGTCCGATTGAAACGGATGCATGCCAGAGCATCGTTTCAGCCGAAGAGCCAGAAGCTTCTTTCGCCGCTGGATTTTCCTGAAAAGCCTCGGTCCTATCGCCCATTCCCGGGCAAGTACGACGATTAGATTCCATCCGAACCATCTGGACCGCCGCCTGGACCCTGGCGGCAGTGATCTTGGCTTCCAGCAGGCTTTTGCGCACTTGGGTCCTGGTCACCAAGTTCTCGTAAATGGCCCGCTCGGCCCGGCGAATTAGGGGATCTTCGTCCATGAGAAGCGGAACGCCGACGCTACGACTTCGTTCCTAGCCAAGACGTGGATGGGGCAAAGGCACGACTTCTAATCGCGTGTCGCTTCCATCGGAAATGGCTCTTGCGTCTTGCGGCCGAGAAACGTGTCCGGCATCGGCAGCTTGAGCACTTCAGCGGCGTCGGCCAGCAGTTCGCGCATACGGGCGTTCTGCTCTGCAATCTCGGAAGACAAATCGCGCGCGTGCGAAATGTTGGGATGTTGGGCCATGTTGGCGCTCCCTCGCTGTGCAGGCGGGAGCACTCTCGGTCTCTCAGCCACCGACGCCTACGGGCAGAGCCTCGGCCGGTGATGCAGGCCCTATAGCCGCCAGCGGATTTGGTTCCAATAACGAAACTAGAATGCGGGCGGCGGAATGGACAGCACCCCATCCGCATCATCACGGTTGGGGCCTCTTTCGTGATCGGCCGCAGGCGCTGCTCTGGTTCAGCTCCTGCGGCCGGTGCCGTGCCTTTCCGCACGATCGGCACGGCCCCCTTCCCTAGCACGAGACTCTTCGGGCGAGGAAATCAGCGCGAGGAACAGCGCATTTCAGGCGGAGTTGCAGTCGGCCGGCTCGCCGCCGAGCCGGCGGAGCGGCCCCGGCCATACCCCCCGTCCCTGCCGAGCCGGGGCCGTCTCTCTGCCCTTCCTCCAGTGCATGCGGGTCCGATTCGCCTTCTGCCAAGGCGGTGCCTATCTGAGACTCAGGTCTCTGGAGTTCTTGCGTATGGCCTCGCCGTCAATCTTCCCGAATGATCGACTCGACAAAGATTTCTATTTGGTCCTGGAGGAGTTCCGGGACGGCGCAGCGTTTCGCGAGACTGACGAAGGCGTCACCTACTCCACGTTGATCGGAGACATGCTCACCGGGCAATACGATCAGGTCCTTCGCATCGTCGCGTTCAATCCGGTCGAGGGGTGGTCGCGGGACGTTTCAGAGGATATTGCGCGCGAACTCAACCGCCGCATCGCCGCCGAAGGCCACGAGATCTCCGATGCCTTGAGAGACTTCGTCGAGAGCCAGCTCGGCCGCGGGATTGGCATCCAGTTGGCGCTCCCGCTGCGGATGGCGAGCTATGCCTCGTGAAGGCAAGCCGCAAGGCAGCTGGGGCCGCAACGCGAGAGCGATCACTTTATCCGCTGCATGATCTGCGGCGAGTTGTTAGACATGCGGGACCTTGGCGAGGTGTTTGAACATCTGCGTGGGCAGCCGGTCGAGGAAGCGCCGACACAGCATTGAAGGGAAGTCCGAGATGACTTGCGCGCGCTGCGACGGCACGCATTGGGTCTGCGAAAACCACCCCGAGCGCCCGTGGGAAGGGCCGAAGGCCTGCGGCTGCGGCGGTGCGGGTGCCCCCTGCCCCGTCTGCAACAGGGTCGGCCCCGACGAGATGCCATTGCTGCCAGACGGGTTCGAGACCAGCTTCACGACCACCGACGCCATACGTCCATTTCTTCGCAAGCCAACTAAACACTAGCCGCCTCTGAGCTATCGAGATCGATTTTTTTGACGATGCGTAAAACGTTTGAGTTTTGCTTGCCGACGGCCGCCAAAGCCGTCCCTGACGGCCCCGACTGGATTCACGAAGTCAAATACGACGGCTACCGCCTGATGGTGGTGCGGGAGAACGACCGCGTGCGCCTGCTCACCCGGAACGGTCACGACTGGACCAAACGCTACCCGCTGATCGTCGAGGCGGCGCTGAAGAACCGGCAAAAGCGTTTTGTGATCGACGGCGAAGCGGTGGTGCTGACCATGACCGGCATCCCCGACTGGGACGCGCTGCACTCGCGCAAGCACGATGACGAGGTTCAGCTCTACGCCTTCGATATTCTCGCCGGGGATGGCGACGACTATCGCCGCCTGCCGCTGAAATTGCGCAAGCCGCACCTCGCGCGGCTGCTGGCGCGCCGCCCCGAGGGCATCTTCGCTGCACCGTACGAGCAGGGCGAGATTGGCGCCGACCTGTTCCGGCATGCCTGCCTTCATGGATTGGAGGGCTTGGTGTCCAAGCACAGTGACCGCGTGTATCGCCGCGGTCGCTGCGACCATTGGATCAAGGTGAAGAACCGCAAGCACCCGGCCTTCGGTCGCGTGCTGGACACGTTCGGGGACACCAAAGAGTCGCGCTCCAAAAGCCGTTGACCGCAGTCCGTCTCTGTTCATCTTGCGTCGCGGCTTGTCGAGGAGACTCCGGTTGCTGCTCAGCATACTCCTTGGCGACGCGAAGAGCTTCCTCCGTGCGCCTTGTCTCCCGCTCTTCACCTTCTGATGTCGGAGACTTGACCATCCCCGAAATACCGACCAGGCAGGTCCCAGGGATCGACAACACAAGTTAATCTAGAGTGTCCGCATTTTGGTAACGAGAGGAGCAAGCTCAGGTCCGCGATGCCTGATCGTGCCCCATACGTGGGGGCGCATTGTCGTCGGAAGTATCCCCAACTCTCCGCATTGGCACAGAATGGCGACCTGGCAGCTGTGGTCAAAAGTGAGCACTTGCATCTTACGCCAACGGCTCTGGGGCGTGACAACCTGACACTGTCCATTGGTACAATGATCTCAATGACAGTCCTTGATTACCCTGCTTCTTCATCGATCGACCCGGGAATGGAGGTCTCATTCCGCGTACGGCTGTTCGATATCGACGGGAGCTTTACTCATGCTGGTGCGCATCTCGGATCGACGAAAGCCCAATACAATTGATGATTTCGGCTTCGGCAGCGCGTCGCATAAAACTATCAGCTTGATGGAATTTAGGTATCGCAAGGGCACCGAAATCTACGGCGAAAAGGAGCCTGCGGACCATGTCTACCAAGTAAAGCGTGGCGCGGTCCGAAGCTACAAGCTCCTCTCTGACGGCAGGCGACAAATCGGGGCTTTCCATCTAACGGGCGATATCTTCGGGCTCGAAACCGGCGACCAACATCGATTTACGGCAGAAGCTGTCGTGGAGACCACCGTCCACCTAATCAAACGAGAAAGCCTCCAAGTCATCGCCGCAACGGACGCGGTGGTCGCGCGCAACCTGCTCAGCATGACCACCAGAAACCTTGAGCACGCGGAAAATCACTTGGTGCTTTTGGGTCGCAAAACGGCAGTAGAACGGGTCGCCGCCTTCTTAGCCGAAATGGATAGACGAACCGAAGCGCACACGATGTCGCTTCCAATGTCTCGGCGCGACATTGCCGATTATCTCGGCCTAACCATAGAAACGGTTTCGCGAGCGGTATCGCGACTTCGTTGCGAAGGCGTTCTTAATTTCGTGGGCAACACGCAGCGAGAGATCGTTATTCTGGACAGGCAACTGCTCCAGAGCTTTGATCCGCAAAATTAGACCCGTTTCGCGCGGCGTCTCGTTCAGTCGCCCAGGACATGATCGTGCAGCGATGATGTCCCTGGTGATCATAAGCCAGCCACTGGATGCCGCGCGACACCAGTCAACGGCTTGCGCATTTCTCGACAAGGCTCATCATCACCTGATCGCGCCGCTGCGCCGAGGCGCTGATCTCGCGCAGCATCAGCATGAAGCCGGCGAGGAACAGCACGTTGAGGAGCACCAGCGCCAGCGGCAGCGGCTGCGCCTGCGAGCTGCCAATCATTGCCCGCGCCGTCCGCAGCATCAGAGCGGTCGCGTCCTCGACAGTTCGACGGCTCCGGCGCGGATGGCGCGTCGCGCGCGCCATCCGCACCGAAGAAATGAGCCTTAAGCCTTCAGGTCCGTGATCCGCATAATCGCAACCACACTCCCATCGTTGTACGCCTGTTCTTTCGTGTCCTTGTTGCAGGTCCAGACAAAATTCTTCTTGCCTGTAAACGTCTTTCCCTCCTGATCAAGCCGAAGCTCCCCCTCGGTGATATGGCAGACCATGGCATTCATCATCGGGGGGCCCATGGTCTTCGATCCCGGCTGCATAATGACATCGCGCATTGAGACGGTCTTGAAACCTGGGATCAGGGATGGTGTCTCGCCCTCATATTCACGCACCACGACACCTGGCCAAGGCGTCGTATCCTTGTAGGCTGTGGTTTGCGCGGAGGCTGGCTTAATCATGGCAGCCGAAGCCGCTGCCAACCCGATTCCCAGTGCAGACCTTCGATCGACCTTGCTCATCGCTTTTCTCCCGACATTACCGAACGAGCCGTTGCATAAGCAGCGCGCAAAGTTCGTGGTGAACGGTGGAGCGAAACCGAAAAAGGGACGGTCTCAAAGAGAGCGTGCCTGCCGATAGCACCAGTGCTACTCATTTATTACCCGGACGGTGATTTCGGCACGTCCCGCCGCAAGGGCAGTGACATTCTACGTCACCTAACGCATCCGGGGAACAGGCGGCGACGCACGAAGAGCGCTGCGCCCAAGAAAAGCTTGGGGCGCTTATGAGTACACGCCCCAGACCCCCGCGCCCGAAGGCACGGACGCGGTCGCAGTTCTTGGCGGCATCCTATCTCCAGAAGAACAGCAGGGCTACTATGATCATGGGAACAATCACAATGCAGGCAATCGCCAGCCGATAAGCGAGTTCGTTCATAGCGCCGTCTTAGCTGAACGGAAACGGGCGCGGCGGATCAAATGATCTTTGCTGGGGGCGCTCAATGTGACGTTTTCCTTCCCTCGTCCTTCGCGGCGCATCTCTCCGCAAGCCGCATCATGACCTCATCGCGCCGCTGCGCCGACGCACTGATCTCGCGCAGCATCAGCATGAAGCCCGCCAGGAACAGCACATTGAGGAGCACCAGCGCGAGCGCGAGCGGCTGCGCCTGCAGGCTGGCAACGATGGCGCGTGTTGTCCGCAGCATCAGGCATGTCTCCCGCGCCGGTCGATCCAGCCATAGGTGCCGAAGCCCCAATTCGCATTGATCGTTCCGCCCGCCGAGACCACCCGCAATTGCGCCGACGTATTGGTTCGGCACTGGACGAAATTCACCGCCTGGGAAAGCGACGCGCTGACGGTGCCATTCTGAATATAGGCTGACGCCGCTTGGCTGCTTTCATCCGGCGACGTGAGCAGGATGGATGTTGCGCCGCCAGTGTAGTCCATCCGCACATAGCCGAGAACGGATACCTGCACACCCGTGGGGACAGAAAATGCAAACAGCGCCGGGGTTGTCGAGCACACGACGTTGGTGAAATCAGTAACGCGCACGTCCCACAAAAACTCATCGCCGAGCTGGGAAAACTTGATCCACTGGAAGCTGCCATTGGTCTTCAGTGCGCCGATACGGCGGAACAGCGTGTAGCCGGACGGCAGTGTCGGCGCGGTCGCCGAGCGCGAGGTCAGCACTTCCACCACGTTGGTGTCGGTGCGCTTGATCAGATGGACGTGGTACCAATCTGCCGTCGCGCTTGGCGCGGCTCCGGTGCCATCGAACGAGCCTGCGCCGCTTCCCACCGCCCACGCTGCGGTCGTCTTGCTGATCGCTGCCGCGAGCGCCATCATGTTGGCGTTGGTGCTGTCGGTCGCAACGCCCGCCGCCACAGAGAACGTGATCGATGCGCCCGCCGTCGAGAGCGTCAGACCGGCGAGATAGGACCGCGCAACGCCGCCGCCGCCCGCATTGGCATCGACATATTGCTTCGTTGCGATGCCGAGCGCGGCGGTCGGGTTGCCTGCGACCTCCAAGAGCCCGGTGGCACGGGTGCCCTTGAGCGCCATCGTCCCGGCCCAGGCGCCCGTGTCGGTGTAGGGCAGCAGATAGAAATTCGAGCCTGTATTGCCGCCGCTCTCGGGATCGCCGCCGCCAAGCTGCAAGGCCCAGCGGGTAAGACCGGCGTTCTTTCCATTGATATTGCGCACGCCACCGGGCGGCGTATCGAGGTTGAACGACGGATTGATCTTGTTGATCGTGAGATCACCCGTCATCGCGTCGCCAGCCGCCGCAACCGCGCGCGCCCATGCACCCGTGCCCGCCGTGTTGGCCCGGCCATAGACCGCGCTGTCAGCGGGCGGTTCGGGAATGTTGGCACCGAGCAGCGAGATCGGGGCCTGCGCATATTTGCCGGTCGCGGGGTCGTAGATCAGCGCATAGGTGGCGGCGGGCGGCAGCGCGCCGATCACCGGGAAGTCGGTATAGTCGAGATCAAAGATGAAGTTGCCGCCATCCTTGGTCACGTCGATGCCGTTGCGGCCGATCACGTTGGCAGGAAAGCGCGGTAGTACCTTGAGCTTGATCGCGCGCGGCTTGACCGACAGAAACGGGACAGACATCACAAATCCCCTACGCGATAGCCCGTGAGGAACGTCTGCGTGACGGGACCGAGAATGCTCGTCACGCCGGTCGGCAGGAATGCCCAGCCCTCGATGTAGTCGGTCGTCCCGTTCATGGGGATCGAGCAGGCGAGGTTCGAATTGTTGTTGGAGCCCGTCGCGGAATAGTTGCCAGCCCGCGCCAGAGAGCCGTTCTTGTAGATCGCAGCTTGAACCGACGTGCCGCCCGAGCCGTTATTGCCGTTGACGCTCATCTGGAAAGCATAGTAGCCAGCGAGCTGCGGCGTGAAGCGCGCGGTCGCCGGGTCGTACCAACCGTTGGCATCCTTGGTCTCGTTGTTGAAGGTGATCTTGTTGTAGCTGTTGGCGGTCAGGCCGGTCTGATCGACGCCGTTGCGATCTGCGTAGAAGAAACCATTGTCAACGCCAATGTTCTGCCGCGCCTGCTTCTGCTGCGCGGTCGATAGCGCCTGCGCAGCGTCATATCGCACGGCCTTGGCGGCGATTGCGGTGTCGGCATCAGGGACGAGAGACCACGCGAGATTTTTCCGGCCGTACAGCTGGCCGTCGTTCGGCGCGTCGGTGATGTACGCACCGAGCGGCGTCCACGTCGCATTTCTGCGTCCGTACACTACGCTATCGACCGGCGCTTCGGGAATGCCACCGCCGCCGCCCAGCAACGTGATCGGTATTTGCAAATAGCTCTTGGTCGAAGGATCATAGATCAGCACATAGGTCGCGCCCGCAGGCATGCTGCCGATGACCGGAAAATCGCTGTAGTCGAGATCGAGGAGGAATTCGCCGTTCTGCTTGGTGACATCGACGCCAGCGCGCCCGGTCAGCTTCGCCGGAAATTGCGGGAGCACCTTGAGCTTGATCGCCTCACTCATTGCGCGTCGATGCCTTCCATGACGTTGACGTTGCCGATCAGCAATTGCACGACGCGGTCATTCTGCGAGATACGCACGCCCACGGCATAGGCGCCGGGGCAGAGTCCTGACATCTGCGTGGTGTCGAAATCCCATTGGAAGGTACCGACATCGGGCAGCGTGATTGTTCCGTCGTCGGTTGACGCCCGCAGCACAGGCGAACGGTTTTCGTTCCAAACCGTCAGGGTGATGCGGCATCCGCCGATATCGATGCTGTCGCCGCTGTCATTATCGACAAGCGTAATCGCTTCGCTCCAATTGGCGCGGTTCGATGCGGGCGCGAGATAGCCGGTATACATGCGGCCTCACAATTTGATGTAGAGCGTGCAGAGCTTGCGCGGTGACACAATCGAATGTGGCCCGTTTCCAAGGGCTGCGCTGCCGTCAGTGTTGCCGCTGAAAGAGTGCTGGTGCCGCGCGTTCGCGCCGCCCGTTACCGCGCCCACGACTGACGAATTGAAATAATTTGGTGTCGAGCCCGTGCCTGCACCTACTGCGGGCGAGTTATAACCATGCGCGTGATCGGGAAAATCCGTTCCGGTTGTCCCGCTGAAACCATGCGCATGCTGCGGAATTTCAGCCACAGTCAGCGTGTGATATTCCGAGCCTCCGCGCGATCCGAGCACGAGCGGATTTGCCCCGAAATAGGTTGCCGACAGCCGCCCGGCCGCGCTGTTGCCCATGTCGTCAAGGCCGCTGATCGCACAGCCACGAAAATCTGGCGTGCCAATCGTCTTGTTCGCCGCCCAATCGGCCGCCGACGAGGCGCCGCGCGATGGAGTAACCGGCAAGTTGCCGTCAGCATTCCAGAGGAAGTTGAACAGCGCCTGACAATCCGCATTTGCGCGCTCCGAGGCACCTGACGTGGCCGAGCCAATCGTGCGCCCGTTGAGCCGGACGAAGCCCGCGAGCACGCCAACGCCGTAGAATGGCACGATGGCGCCGGTCTGGATCAGCGTAGTCGGATCGACGCCGCCGCCTCCGCCGCCGCCCGCGCTGGGGCCGATCACCAGGACGCCGTCGCGCGCGAGCTGGGTGACGCCGAATTTGTCGTCGAGCCGCACCTTGATGTAGCCGTCGGCGAGGAAGAATTGCGGGATGCGCCCAGCGGCGTCGAGCTGGATCGGGTTCGGCATCGTGATGGTGAGCGCCGCGTCCTGATAAGGCTGCTGCGGCGTCGAGACGGTGCCCGCCTGTATGATGTAGAGCAGCGCACCCGACAGCGGTTTGCCGAACTCGTCGAACTGCTGCGTCAACGAAAGCGGGATGGTGCCTGCCATTGGGTGCCCCAAAACGACAAACCCGCCGAAGCGGGTTGGCGATCTCTGATTTGCGCGTGGATTTATCGGTTGGCGTGTTGGTCCCTGACCGCCTGCGCAAAGGCGTCAGGGTCCACCTGTGTGCCCGTTGCCTTGCTGACGGTATGACCCAGGTTGCGTGAGGCAATGTTGAACGCCGACACGGCAGCCGCCGAAGGCCGCCGGATCAGGTTCTCGTAAGCCATCGACCACCGCGCCATCGAGGCCGCGCTGCCCCTGTTGGTCAGCAGCGCAGCAATGGGGACCGCTACACCTCCAATCAGCAGTCCTTTCTGCGCCGTGTCGATGGGATCGTTGTAGGCCGCAGCCAAAGCGGTGACACCGCCCGCGCCGAGCAGGCCTGCCCGAGCGGTGTTCGAGCTGTTGGCGAAGCGTGAGGTGTCCCGCATGCGCTGCGACACCGCCGCGATGTCATCGATGTACCGGCGGGTCTGTGTTCCCGTCGCGCCGAACAGCATGTCCCGCGAGGCTTGTGTCATGTTCTGATATTTGTTGATGAAGAACGCTGGCGAGAAATCGCCAGCGTTGTTTAGCCCCATCCGCTGCACGACATTGGCTGCGACGCTATTCCATTCCTGCGGCTGCATCGAGCGCCGCAGCAGGTTCAGCCGGGCGATGTCACCGGAGCCCGCCTTGTTGGAAGCAAACGACATGATCCGGTCAACGATCCGCTCGTCGGAGCCCTGGCTGAGAAACCGCTGCAGCGTGCGGCCCTCGCCGGTCACGTTCGCCCAGGTCGCGTTGGCACGGTCCAGCGCCCTCACCGCGTCGTCGGCATTGCCGCGCGCGCTGGTCCTGACCGCCTCCTCCATCGCGTCCGACAGCGCGCCATAGGCTCGCTTGAGATCGGCCGCCATGAAGCCGCCGTTGCGCTCATCCCAGCTGATCGCCTTGCCCATCTCGGTGCGAGCGCGCTGCAGGCCGTTGAAGGACGCCCCACCAGGCCGCGTCAGCAGCTCCAGGGCGCTCTCTATTTTCTGGATCGGGATGCCGGTGTCACCGGCCGCCACGCGCTCGCGCACGATGTTCTCGAACGTGCCCAGCAGATCGTTCGAGAGCTGGACCGGCGCGTCGGCGTCGATGTGCCGAGTGCGGAGCTGGGCAAAGGCGTCGTTGGCCCGGTCGTAAATGCGCTCAATGCCCGCCTCTACTGCGGTGCGCGTCTGCGCGCCGACATCCGCCCGCGAGCCTCCAGGCACACCGAACCGGCCCGCGGCCTCCCCGACGACGTCCTCCAGCCCCTGATTGGCACCGGCAACGGCGCGCTCGGCCCGGCCGCCGATGATCGGCAGCTGCCGCGCCGCCTGCGTCGTCGCCTGGGTCGCCACACTGTCAGACAGCAAACCGCGGGGGACCGCAACCCCGAGCCGGTCGGCAGCTTCCGCGACCTCGCGCCCGGTCGTGGCCGGTGCCGGGCGCGCACCAAAGGCGCCGCCTAGAGTGCCGCCCAGGACGCCGCCAAGGCCCGCGCCAAAGGCCCCGCCGCGCAGGCGGCTCTCGGTGTCCTTGCCCGCGCCGACTCCTGAGAGGCCGCCGTAGCCCGCCCCAGCAGCCGCCCCGCGCAGAATGCGCTGGCCGGTGGTCGCGCCACGGAGCAGAGACCCGCCCGGCAGGACCGCACCGCCCACGACATTACCAGCGATGGATGCCGCCGGCTGGTCCTCGAACGCCTGCCGGGACAGCTCGCGCTCGCGCCTGACCGCCTCGTCGTAGCGCTTGCGTGCCTCCTCATCGCCCGAGAAGTATTTCACGACCCCCTTGAGCAGCGGATAGAGCGAACCGGCTTCCTTCTCGCCGACGCCGCCCGCCTCCATCAGGCCGCGCAGCTCGTCATAGAAATTGAGCGTGACACCCTCGGCCGCGCCGCGAGCGCCCGCCTCCACGGCGCTGGTGCGGGGCCGCTTCTCCTTGTTGAGCTGATCGAGCGTTTCCTGATCGGTGACGCGCGAATTGAGCTGGGCCAGGACCGCGGGATCGGTGACGGGTGCGTTGAGCTGGGCCAGCAGTGCGGGATCAGTGACGCAATCATTGGGCATTGGTCACAAACCAGTCTTTGCCGCGGCGGCCATAGGTCACACCGTTCAGCGTTCGGGTCTCCTCGAACGGCTGCTCCTGCTGGCCGGGCCTGGATGCGCTGAACCGCTGCTCGAAACCAGGCTTGAAATATTGCCCGCTGCGCAGCCCCTTGGTTCGCTCCATCTCGAACTCGACACGCTGCTGCGCCAGCTGCTTGGCGCGCCGGAAAATTTCATCGCGCACCGCGGGCGGCTGGTTCACCGAGCCTTGCAGATCGAGCAGCACCTTGCGCTCGCCTTCTGTCGGGTTGCCGCCGAAGATCGTGCGCAGCTGACCGAGGGCCGTTTGCGTGACCTCGTTGTTCAGGAGCTGCGTGGCGATGCCATACTTGCCCTGGTCGGAGCTCGGACCAAGGAGGCTCGTATATTCGGAGCGCTTCAGCGCGGTCGGCCCATAGTAGGCATCCTTCGACAAGGTGAGCGCGCGGTTCAGCGAGGCATCGACCATCTTGCCCGCGTTGATCTTCTCGTCGGCTGCCGCGATCAGTTCGCGGTCGCCACCCGTGGGCTCCTTCACCGGCACATAGCCGGGCGGCAGCTCGACGGGCTTCGTCTCGCCGGTCGGGCTCACCAAAAATTGGCCCTGCTCGCCGGTCGTCGGGTTCACACCCTGAATTAGCGTGGTGGTGTACGTCGTCGGCGCGTAGGTGCCGCCGGTGAAACTCGCCAGGAACTGCGTCCGCTTCTCCCCGGAGAGGCCGAGTTTGTCGGCCGCCGCCACGGCTTCGGCCAGTTTCTCGTCGGGCGTCATGTTGGCGCGCTTGCCAGCCTCGGCCGCGCGCGCGTCGGCATTGGTGGCGCGCGTGTCTGCATTCTTGTTCAGGCTGAACGTATCGCGCCACTGCTGGTCGGCGACGAGGTCGCGCGCCGCCTGCCGCGTCTCGCCGCGCAGCAGCGCCTGCTGCGCGATCCCGAGCCGCACCAGATCGCTGTTGCCCGACTGGACGAGCAGCGCTGCATTCTGCGCTGGGTCGCTGCCGAGGCTGGCCAGCGTCTGCTGCTCGCGCGCCTTATCCTGCGCCTGACGGTAGACGTTGCCGAGGTTCGCCAGCAACGACCAGTCGACGTCTCCAACGAAGGATCGCTGCGGTGTGGTCAGGATGGGTTGGATCGCCATCACACGCTCCTAAGCGACCGGGCCGTAGTAAGAACTCCCCCACCGACCGGCGTTGTTCTGTTGCCACTGGTTGCCCATCACGCTGCCGAACAAATTTGATCCAGCCGACGACAGTCCCGAGCCCAAACTGCTCAGACCCATGCCGCCCCCGGCACCACCGAACGCCAGGGACGCGAGCGACAGGCCCGCGCCGAGCAGGTTCTTCGCACCCTGTGCTTCGCCCGCGGCCTGCAAATTGTTTGCGTTGACGTCCTGGCCCAGGACGTTGCCGGACACGCCGACCTGATTGCCTGCAAGACGCTCTGCGAGCGATGCCAGCGAGCCGTAGCCGCCCGCCTGCCCGGCCGCGACCGTTCCTGACGTCGCGAGCCCGGTCTGGCCCGCGCTCTGCAAGCCCTGCAGCCAGGGCTGATATTGCGTGCCGTAGATGTTCTTGGTGACGTAGTCGATGGTGTCTTGATCGGCATTGCCGCTCGCGTACATGCCACCGATGGCGCGCCGCCGATCAATTGCCTCCATCGCGGCCTTGTTGATCAGATCGTAGCCAGTGTTCGATGTGAACGCGCCTTGAACACGAGCTGCCGCCTCGGGGCCATTGACGCCCATCGCATCGAGATGGAGGTCGCCCGCCTTGTTGTAGTTGTTGGCCAGCGAAGAGAGCGGATCATAGGCGGAGATCGCCTTGTTGTAGTTTTCGACGCCCGTGTTGTAGCCGGTCGTCAAGTAGCCCTGCGCATCAGTGCCGTATTGGGCCGCGAGTGCGCGGTTCTTCTCCGCAGCCTCGCGCTCGGCGCCGCCGCCGAACAGCGTGTCGAAAACTCCGGCCATGTCAGTTTGCTCCGGGCTTAAACTGCCCCTGCGTTGCGTCCCAGATCAGCACCTGATTGTTCGCAATCGCGGTGACGGCGGGCGGCGCAGCAGGCGGCGTCGTCGGCCTCTGGAAGTCGATGTAGCCAAACAGATTGATGAAGGCCTCGATGATCTTCAGCTTCTCGTACCAAGTCGGGTTGACCGTGCCGTCGGGCATCATCACCGGCACGTTGGCGGCGGGCAGCGTGAACTTCGTCCTCACCGCAGCACGTCCTGCTGCTGATCCGCGCCCATGAACGCGAAGTCGACGCCTGCGCTCTCCTCGAACCGCCAGCGCACGCCCTGCACTTCCGCTTGACCCCAGATCGAGGAGCGCACCCGGCCGTTGGTGATCGCCTGCCGCCCGATCTTGACGTTGCGCGGGTTGCTCCAGTTCTGGCCGCCATTGCGCGAGATCGAGATCGCGATCTCCGCGTTGGTCTCATCGGGATCGTGCCCGGTCGCATCGCTGGCGCCCTTGGTCAGGAACATCTCGATGGCGTTGATCCGCACCGCATTGGGGAACGAGCCGAACGGGCCGGTCTCGATCCGCATCCTGATCGGCTCACCCAGCTCCTTGCGCACATTGGCGCTGATCTCGCAGAGGTTGGCGGCGTCGCTGTCGCCGCACAGCCACTTGCCGAAGGCCTGCACCGGATAGAGGCCGCGCCAGTAGTTCTTCAGGTAGGAATTGCGCTCATGCCATGTTCTCAGCGTGGTGTCGAAAATGAAGCACCACGTCGTGCCCTGCACCACGACGAAGCCGTGACCGCGCGAGTTGAACACGCCGACGCGAATTTTGGTCTTGTCCGGCTCGCGCTCGATCAGCGTGTCGAGGTCGGAGTTGGAGATCGGCACGCACTCGTAGCCATCGAGGCGCGAGACGCGGAAATCGTCGCCGACCAGAAACGTCCCCTTGCCGAAGCCGTCCTCGGCCCCGGCAATCGCCGCCGGCCCGACGATGCCGCGCGCAATCGTCGCGATGTAGGAGAACGGATAGCCCGCGTCGTTCTGGCCACCCCAGACCTCAAGCGACGACGAGCCGCACAACAGCAACTGGCCGTTGCCGAGCGGGATCGGCCGATAGAGAGTGTCCGGCTTGCTCTCCGCGGTCGCCACGTTCAGCGTGTTGATGGTGGTGACGTTGATGTTCGAGGTGCGCGTGGTGCCGTTGCCGTAAGTGAAGACGAAGAAGCCTTTGTGGAACACCACGGCATTGGGCTGGCCGACATTGGCGTCGGGATAAGCAACGACCTGCCCTGAGCCGTTGATCCAGAATGCGCCGTTGCCCGGCGAGACGAACACGACATCAGGGTTGGCGGCGTTGTTGCGCACCGCGAACACGATCTCGCTGCCGGGGATCGGGCCCGGCTGCAGCGTGCCCACGCCGCCCGCCGACGTCCACGAATAGACCGAGGAGCCGAACACGCCGTAGAACAGATTGTTGACGAGCACGCCGCCACGGAAACGGCCGCTCGGTGTCGTGCCGAACGCCCCGAGCCCCGGCACCCTGAACCAGCCGTAAGGCTTGCCCGCGGTCGCGGGCAGCTTCTCGGGATAGCAGTTGAGCACGCGCCCGCCCGCGGTCTGCGGCTTCAGTCCCGGTGCTGTCAGGAGCGGAAACGGAACGTCGGTCATCTAGAAATGGTTCGTCGCCAGGATTTCGTAGGTCGGCGTCTGCGCCACGAGATAGCGCAGACGCATCTCATGCTGCTGCACGGCGGCGAGATCGAGCGGCTGGTTGGAGAATTCGGCCGCCGCATAGATCGCGACGAGACGCGCCACCGTCTCGAACACCACGTTCGGGATTTCGTCGCGGTCGCCGATGGCGACGATCTTGGCGATCTCGGCGAGCACGTCGTCGATGCACTTGTCGATGGTGGCGTGCTCGACATCGCCCAGCGCCTCGCCCGGCACATATTTGCCAAGGATCGCGGCGGCCTTGTTGATCAGCTCTTCGGCGGTGTGGGTCTCAGCCATCACGGCACCAGCTTGATCGGAATGGCAGCCTGGGTGAGTGCGCTGCCGCTAGCGAGCGTCACAGTGAGTGGCATGACGATCCCTCTAAAGAAAAAGGCCGCTGCTTAGGCGGCCTTCCCCTTGTGCTTGTCGTCGTGGGGCGGTTTCGGCGCATCCTGCTCCGGGTCGTAGTCGCTCACGCCGCTGACCTTGAAGTAGCGATTGCCCTGGAGGCGCGTCATGTTGGCGTCCTCGCACACGACCTCCTGCGACTGGCCGTCGTAGAAGGTATGGCCGAGCATTTCGACCATCTTGCTGTCGCCCTTGGGCGCGGTGTAGGTGACGGTTGCCTTCTTCATTTCGTTCTCCCGTAAGTGTACGTTCCACATGAAACAAGCGGGCGGCTTTCGCCGCCCGCTGCATCACTTCATGTAGCCTTCCATCAGGATCGTTGAGGTCGCACCGGCCGCCGGGAACGCCGTCGCCGCAGCCGCCGCCGTGAGCAGGATGTCGGTGTCATCCGTGAACTCATAGAGCAGACCGGTGGCCGCCAGCGCCGGGACCGCACCACCGGCCTGACCAATGGTCGAGGCCGAGAAGAAGCGGTTGTTCGAGCCAGCGTCGCCGAGCGAGAGCGTCAGCGTGGTGCCGGTGTCGAGGTCGCCGATGCTGCCCAGCAGGCCCGTTAGAATGAAGCCCCTGGGGACGCGCAGGACGGCCGTCTGTGCGTTCAGCACGACATCCGCGGCCTGATGGGTGATGGTGTTGCCGAACACCTTTTTGGTGCGCGCAAAACCCTGTCCGCCAACCTGCGGCTGGCGGTAACCAACACGAAGAGCCATGATCATGATCTCCGTTAGAGGAAAATCAGGGAGCCGGGTCCGGCTCCCTGTCGTCGTCGCGTCTTCAATCCGGGAGGGATTGAACCCTTAGGCCGCAGGCGGCGCGGCGACGAAGCCCGTCACCATGCCCCAATCGACCAGATCACCCGGGGTGGCACCCGCAACGCTCTGCGGGGCCTTGGCGATCTTGCCGACGCCGTACTGGGCTTCGATGCCGAGGCCAGTGACGAAGTCGTAGTCGCCGTCCTCCAGCTGGGTCGGACGCGGCAGCTGGCCGGTCGCATAGGCCAGCGCCGCCTGACCGCACAGGAAGAACGGCTCGACGTCCACCGAGCCGCCGCCTGCGCCCTTGAGGAGCAGGCGCTGCGTGATCTCGGGGATGTTCTTGTAGAGGATGCCGTCGTACTTCAGCGCACCACCCGTGAAGATCGGGTTGGTCGCGGTGGGGTTGCCCTCGCGGGCGCGCGCATCGCGGTTGGCCTGATACATCGGCGGGTCTTGCTGGAGTTGAGCGAACGCACGGTCGCCCAGGAAGCAGACGTACATCTCCTCGTCCAGCTCCTCGATCTCCCAAGGGGTGATCTTGGGGCGGCCATTGTAGACGCCGGGGTTGTTCGGATCGACACCAGACTGCTTTGCGAGCTGCTTGGCGAGCGAGCCGATGGCCGCCGTCATCTTGTCCTGCGCGCTGTCGACGTTGGCAATCGCGGTCGCGAAGGTCGAGGAGTAGTTCGAGAGCAGCGCGCCGAACAGCACGCGGTCCCAGTTTGCCGCCGTCCACGAATTCTTGTTCGCGGCGGTCGCAGCTGACCAGCGGATGCCGTTGACGCGGTTGCCCGGCTCCTGAAGACGGCCCGCCTGGATGGACGCGGTCGGGATCGAGAGCAGGCTGTCGACAATGTCGTCACGCACGATGCGCCGCGCCCAGCCGCGCAACAGGTCGCGCGCGGTGGAGCGGACATTGAACGATGACTCCTTGTTGGAGGCACGGTTGTTGGCGACCGCGTTGCGGCCCCAGTCGGCCCAGATGGGGAAGCCGTAGCTGTCCACCTGCTCCTCTTTGCCGCGCAGCGTACCAGCGCCGACGCCGTCACCCTGGAGCTGGTTGACGAGCGGGACGTTGATCTGCTTGCCGTCGCTTTCGAGGTCGGCGAGGCGCACGATGACGTTGGTTGAGCTGTCGCCCATGAAGGGGTCGAAGCGAGAGCGCCGGAGGAAGTCGGAGATCACCTGCCGACGAAACTTGATGACCTCGTTATTGACGTGGTTGGTCGTAAGCATAGCCGCTCACCTGATGATGAGGCGGCGCGTGGTTCGCTTCTTGCGATGTGTGGGGTTAGCGCCGCCGTGCTGAGGTGGCTTGGCGGAACAGGTCTGCGTCGGAGGGTTCGGCGATTTGCGCCTCACCACCCCCGGCACCGATGTTGCCAAGCGATGGACTGGAGGCGACCGTGACTGGGCGAGCGACAGAATTGCCGTTCGTTTGTGCCTGACCTTTCGCAGCGTCGATGACCCGCTTGCGGTAATCCGGGTCACTCAATGCTTCTTCGAGAATGCGCTTCTTGTAGCCGTCGAGATCACCGCCAATCGTGCGCAGCGTCTCGCCGTCATTGTGCCAACGAACGATCACCCCGTAGGGATCGTGAGACGACATTGCGCGATTATAGGTGGACCACGCCGCCGCATCGCCGCGCGCCATGCCCTGCTCCAGAGCCTGCCGCGCCGAACCGACCAACTGGTCGCCATGCCGCTGCAGGGCGAAGTCGAGGGACATCGCTTCACGCTGCATCTGCAGGTCGTTGCGCATCTGGTCCAGATACGGGCGCAGCTCCTGCTGCACGAACCCCGCGGGGTTGTCGAACAGGTCGATCTTCTGCGGGTCGTTGCTGCGCTGCTGCTGCGGCTGCTGCCGCGCCAGCAGGGCCATCTGCGCCCTGAGATCGTCGCGCTCGCGCTCGGCCCTGCGCCGCGCCTCACTCTCCTCGCGCAGACGTCCTGGCGGGATCGGCGGGTCGTTGGCTTCGGGCTTGGGTGGCTCGTTGGTCCCTGCCGGTGGCGTGGGCGCCGGTTTCGGCTCCGTCGCGACGGGCGGGTTCTCGAACTTGTCCAGCGTGTCGGAGGTCACCGCATCGTTGAACAAGGCATTCTCGTCAGGCGCGTCAGCGCCTTGCGTCACGTCAGTCATGTCATGGTCTCCCCGGAATGTCGTTTCCGGCGAACGTGGCCCGGCTGTCGCGACGGGCGGCGTGGCGAGACAGCCCTCTCGCAGGGCGATGCGATTTCGCTCGCATCGAGGCGTGTGCGTGATCTCGTTCACGCGGACGAATGGTTGCGGGCGCGCGGGTCAGGCGCGCCCGCCCGTCACCGGGCGCGGGGGACAGAGGACCGCGATGGGTCGGTGGCGGTTTTCTAGGGCTGTGGCCGGGGCCGGTTCGCGGCAGCGAAGCGCGCGACGCGCTCACGGCTGGCGCGGTCCTGGCCGCGGTGGAAATCATCCACGGCGCGATCCGCCATGCGGTGGAAAGTGTCGACGCTGCGATTGGCGAGCTGCTCGATGCTCGCGCCGAACCGATCCGCGTTGCGCTGGCTGTGATCGGCCAAGAGCTGCAGCGGCGTCACCAGGGCCTTGTGGTCGAGCGAGCGCGCGGAGGCGCGCTTGTGCTCGGCGGTGGCGTTGGTCTCGTTGATCTCGGCCACCTGCTGCGCGTAGTCGAGCGGCGTCCGCGGCTCGGGTCCGCCGTCGGGCATGCCTTCGGTGTGCGCCTTGGCGATGTTGAGGAGCCCGGCGGTCTGTGCCTTGCCTGCGTCGGCCTGCGCCTTGCCCGCCTGGGCGTTGGCGAGATTGGCCTCCGCAACGGTCTTCTGAATGATCGCCGCCTGCGCCTGCTGCTTCACCGGATCGGGCTGCGCCAGCATGCCCTGCAGCTTCTTCTTCTCGCTCATCGGCAGCGCCGAGGCCTCGATGATCAGCTGCGGCGGCACCGGCACGTTGTTCTGCGACAGGCCCATCAGGAGGTCGAAGACATCGCCCATCACCGTCTCGGTGTCGGGGCCCTCGTCGACCTTGATCTCGACGTCGATGTTGCCGAGCATGTTGACCAGCATCGGCAGGCCGTACTGGTCCAGCTCGACCGAGTTGATCGCCATGAACTGCGCGACGCCCGCATCGCCCGTCACGCGCAGGAACCGCTCGCCAGTCCAATAGCGCTGCGCCGCGCACCAGCAGGCACGGTAGCGCTCCAGCTTCCACATGCGGAAGTTTTTCAGGAACGGACCCAGCTCGGCGAGCCCGGCCTGCTGCAGCAGATTGGCGGCGCGGCCCGAGACGTTCTGGCCGAATTGCTGGATCAGCTGCTGGTTCGGCCCGAACGTGTCGATCTCGGCCTTGGCGTCCTGATAATACTGCGTCTGCTGCAGGAACTCGCTTTCGGGCTGGACGATCTCAAGGTTCTTGCTGTCGCCGCGATAGACCAGGGTGCCGTCCGGCCGCGCCGCCTCGCGCCGGGTCACCTCGATGTCGTCGACCGCGCCCTCCTGGATTTTGATCTGGCGCGTGTTCATGATGTGGATCGCCTTGGAGCGATGCTGGTTCATCGCGTCCTGGGGTCCACGCAGGCGGCGAATGAAGCCGTAGTGGTCGCCATCGATGTCGATCATGTTGGCGAAGGCGGAGTATTTCGAGATCGACATGCCGCGTTCGTTGAAGAACGGGCTGTCGCCGCTCATCAGCTCAACCGAGCCCGTGTGCAGGCACCAGCGCCACATCCCGCCCCGCTTGTACCAATGATCGACCAGCCGCACGCGATTGCGGCTGTCGACCCAGAGGTTCTCGCGGTCGGTGTCAAACGCGGTCCAGAAGCCGCCGTCGCTGTTGAGATGGTCGCGCACGAGGTCGGAACCGCCCTCGGCGATCATGTCCAGCTCGTCGATATCGGCCCATTTGTAGACGCCGTGGAAACGGGTGTCGGAGAAGTTGGTGCGCAGTGAGCGCGGGTCGTAGAAGAACGTGCGCGGGTCGACATAGGCGAAGCGCAGATCGGGATCGCCGTGGTCGCCCTGGGTGAGCATCAGCTCATCGACGCCGACGCCATGCACCAGCGCGTCGCGGCAGCACTCGACCTCCAAATCCTCCGCGAAGGACGCATCGTTGATGCTGCGGATGACCTGGGTGGCGACCTCCGCGCCCTGCTCGCCCCGCGGCGCGTTGGGATAAGCCTTCGGATCGGTGCGGAGCCGGCGGATCGTTCCCGACAGACTGTCGATCTTGCGCCCCGTCCTGTCGAACGTCATCGGCGGCTGCGACCGCCTGCGCAGGATCTTCAGTTGGTCGGCGGTCCACTGATCGACGTGGTAATAACGCCAGGACTGACGCTGCTCCTCGATCTCGCGCCCCTTGGCAGAACAGTAATCCTCGAACTCACGGCGCCGGACCAAGAGCTTCCTGTCGTCGGCATCCTCCGGTCCCATCACGCCTTGCGCATTGTAGTTGGCGTTGAGGGTGTCGAGGTTGATCATAGCGTCATGGGGTCCACGGACTTGATGCGAGAATGTGCGCGATAGCCGTCAAGCGGCTCCGCGACCGAGCGGCCAGGAGCCAGCCTGCCGACGACCATGCGGTCGAGCAGCTGGCCGACGAGGCCGAGAGCGTCGACTTGGTCGTCATGTTTCGACGCCGGAAAATTCATCAGCTCCGCGAACAGGTCCGCGGCCCAGGGTGCATTCCTGGCGTAGTAGATGCCGTCGAGCGCGAGGCGACCCTGGATCGCGCGCGCCCGCACCGCCTTGTCGCCGCGCGTCGGAAACTGCTCGCGGTTCACATAGACGCGGCGCTCGCGCATGCGTTTCTCGAGGAACGGCCCGACCGCAGACTTGATCTGGCCGGTCTCTTCCGCCCAGGCGAGCGGCCGATATTTCGCGACGAGGTCGCAGAACGCCTCGATCCAGACGTCCGAGGTCTTCTGCCCGCGCCAGACGTCGAGCAAATACAGATTGCCGATGTGGTCGACGCCGACGACGACATGCACCGCATAGTCGCCGCCGTCGGCGGTGACCGCGTAGTCGCTGCCGCCGTAGCAGCGCATCAGTTCGTGGACCGGCTGGATGTGCAGCGGCTTGAACCACTGCTCCTCGAAGTAGTCGCCCTCTTCAGGCGCGGGCGCCTGCTGATAAAGCGCGCTCCACACCCGCGGCGGCGTCGTCTCCTTCAGGTCGCGGAGCTGTTCGCCATAGCCGTATTCGCCATCGCTCCACAGAAACTCGCCGACGGCGCGCCCGAGCTGGTCGTACGCCTTGGCTTCGGCCGGGAGCGAAATCACTTCCCATGGCTGGTGATTGAGCGCGCGCCCGGCGAGGTCATCCTCGTGCCACCGCGTCTGGATCAGCAGCTGCCGCGCGCCGGGGATCAGGCGCGTGCGGAAATCGTACAGATACCATTCCCAGAGCCGGTCCCGGACGGTCTGGCTCTCGGCGTCCTCCCTGCTGCGCAGCGGATCGTCGATCACGCCAAACAGCGCGCGGAAGCCCGCGATGCCGATGCGCGCGCCGGCCGCGAGATATTCGCCGCCCTCCTTGATCGCCCAGCGCCCGGCCGCTTGGTTGTTGTCGTCGGGGTGGATGCCGAGGATCGAGGTCTGCTCGGCAATCAGGTTGCGAACCCGCCTGCCCCAGCGTTCGGCCAGCTCAGTGGTGTGCGAGGCGGCGAGAAACTGCGCCTTGGGGTGCTGCGCCATGCACCAGGGCGGAAACAGCACCGAGGCATAGGTGCTCTTGGCGCTGCCGGGCGGCATAAAAATTGCGAGCCGGGGAATGTCGCCCCGGCTCAGCGCCTCAAGTTTTTCGATCAGCAGAAGATGGTGACGGGCAGGCAGATAGCCTTGAGATTTGCACCACTCAGTGAGGTTTGAGCGGATCAGCTTGCGCCGGAGTATCTCCGACGCAGCCTTCTCTGCCGTTATCATGCTTCAGTGCGGCGTCGTACTCATTGAGCAGATCAATGATGTGCTGCTCCTCGGGCTCGATCACCTCTGGGGTCTCGCCCCACCAGTTGATCTGGACGTAGCGTTCGGCGAGCCTACCGATATGTTGATCCAAGTTGCGGAGCACGAGTGTCAATGCCGCCTCGTAGCCACTCAGGCGTACCAATTCCGCCCGCAACGTCGAAGATCGCTCGCCGTGCTTGATCGACTGAGAGTTCACCACGGTCCACCGCTTTCCAAATGTCATCGACAGCTGTCGCATTTTTAGCGGTTTTCCAGTCGGCTGGGAAGAGTTCACGGATCGGCTCCCAGGTCGCACTTTGTGCGGCGCGCGGGAGCATTCCGTACTCCTTAGCAAATTGTCGAGTCGCATCAGCCACTAAGCCGTAGGTGCCCTGGACGCCAGTCACGGCGCTCGACTTGGCGTTAACTGAGCCCGCAGGCCCGCCGGAGGCCAGATGCTGGATCACCGCCTCCGAGGAACCCGACAACGGGCGCATCTGGGCGGCGGCGACCTGATGGGTGTCGCCCGTGATGTCACCGAAGCGCGGATCGTTCGGCACCTCGATGTTGTTGTAAAAACTGCGCACCTTGTGCTTGGCGCCGAGCAACGGCGAAAGCGTGTCCATGTCGCCGCCCGACTGGATTGCGCGCACCGCCTTGTTGATGTCGGCGAAGGTGCCCCAGGCGACCTTGGCCGGATCGCCGCTCGCGGTCCTGACGAAGTCCCCATAGTCGCCTTCCGGCAGCACCGAGCGATAATTGCGCGGATTATGCGCCTCGTCATAGGCGCGCACGAACAGCGCAGCCTGATCGGGATCGACCTGATCGAGCCGCTTGCCCTCGATGGCGCGGATCGCCTCCATCGCCTTGGGGTCCGCAGCGAGCTTCGGGTTGGCTGCAGCCCACGCCGCCATGTCGGCGGTCGCGCGCGGGTTGCCGGTGACGATGTCGCCGACGCGCTCGCCGAGCGAGGCATTCATGAACCAGTCTTTCTGCGGCGACAGCGACGCCAGGGCGGCCGAGGCGCTCTGCCGGGGCACGCCCCAGCGCTGCGCCAGCGCATCCGAAATCCGGTTTGCGCCCTCGTACCAGAGCGGCGCGCGGCGCTGGAGGTCGGCGGGCGAGTTTTCGTACAGGAACCGTATGTTGCCTGCGGCCTGATTGATATAGGCCTTCGCCGCCTCCTCGGGCGACATGCCTTGGAGGTGTGCAAAGCCCGGATAACGCGCCAGGATCGCGGTGTTGTGCGCAAACTGCTCTGGGTCCATCCGCATCTCCTCGGTGCCGATGGACAGGTGCTGCGTCAGCGGATTTTCCGCACTCTTCACGCCGGTCGGGAAGCGCGTCGAGACGCGCGTGTCGCCCTTGGCAATCGCCTGTGGCAGCTCGGACAGCGGCCGGATCGCGCCCGCGCCGAGCACTGCCTCGCCTGCCCGCACCGGCACGCCAGCGATGGCGCCTGTGCCCATCGGCAGCGTCGCGGCCTCCAGCACGGGCGCCGGATCGTATTCGCCCGTTTGCGAATAGCGGTCCATCGCTTCGCGCAGGCGGATCGGCAGCGTGCCGAGACTGCCCGCGACGTCCATGACCATTTTCGCGGGCACCTTGGCCGCGGCGAGCGCCTTGTCGCCGAAGCTCAGCGGCGCGCTCAGCGTTCCGAGCGGCCGGAAGTCTCCATAGCGGTCGCGGATGCGGTCGGCTGCGCTCCTGCTGTCGTTATTTTCGGGGAGGCCGAGCTGGGCGCGGCTTGAGATAAAGCGCCCGTTCTCGTCGCGATCCGCCATTGCTCTGTTACTGCTATCCTGTTCCGCTCTTTCGAGAGATCGATGACGCGCACGCCCGCCTCGCGCGCCTGCTTCATCATGTCGGCGGTGCCGCTGCCGCCGGGGAACGCGATCACCAGCCCCGGCTTGGCCTCATCGAGCATCTGCCGATTGCGGATCGGCCCAGCTCCGTTGTGATGGAGCTTCCAGTGCGCGGGAAATCGCTCGATGGGGAGGCGATTTTTGGTGGCCCAGCGGTCGGCGCACCAGTCTGCGCCCTTTGCATCGCCATGGATCACCAGAGTGAAGCCGTGGACGGCGTGCAGCATGTCGAGGAAGCGCATCACTGCGTCGAGGTTGTTGAAGTTACGATTCCGCAGATGATGACGTGCATCAGCTTTTCCGGTTTTTCTCGTCGGCTTTCGGGGTCTAAGCAGAAAGTTTCTGCTCAATCAGAGCATTGCCGGTTTTGACCCGTATGTATGGTCCGGCCGTGGGGTGCAAGAAGATTTCGACGATCCGGTAGATGCGGTCTTGCAT